GTGACGGGAATCGAACCCAAGTAGCAGGATCCTAGCAAAACTGCCTCTCATCAGGCAAAAGCCCACGTCAAAGCTGATTCTGAGCCTGATTTATAAACGCCTCAAAGGCCCTCAAAACACCCCTTGAAACCACTTAATCGTGTCACGTTACACGGCAAATATAAGGAGCCTAATAGAACATCCACCAACGAGAAATAGCTAGTAGGGGTACAAGCAAATAATCAGCGAAGAACTACTGCCATTACTCCTACTAGGGCGACTACGGCAGGCTAGTCTGATGTACCGTAATCTCGCGAATCGTAAAGGGTAGCAATGAAGTCCTTGCTCTCAGTCCATTGCCATGTAAGCATGACTCCGCCTTGAACTATCATGTGCTTCTCTTTGTCTTCGCTATTTGTCACCTTAGCGAAGGATTCCTTAGGTAGTCCGAGATCTTTCCACATGCATAAGAGGGATACTTCTTTTTCTGTGCCTTTGGGCGGTTCTGTGGGAAGGAAGTGCAATGTGCGAGGTCCTGCCGGCCCGTCGACTAGTTGAAGCCAAGATTCGCCTTGGGCGCACGATTTGTACATGCCTTGTAGAAGAAAGGCAACTTTGTCGTTGCGTTTGAGCTGGTAATTGCCTGGAGCGGGATCCGTTGATCCACTGGCAGGTTCTTTAGTATCTGCTTTACCGGTAGTAGGAGAGGAAGCTCTCTGCGAAGCGCCTGCGGCTTTATAGGCGACGTAACCAGCGCCGGCAAGTACCGCAGCCCCCAGCACTAACAGTAAGCACAGCACTACGATTAGCACTTTATTCTTGGGCTGTTCTGGGTACTGCATCCTCCTGCGTGGGGGAGTATATGGCCCGGGTGAGGGTGGGTACATGGGGGGACCTTCCGATAGAGCTTACGCTCAAGATGCTATGCGCACATTGCGCCCTCGGCGTGAGACTTAAGCAATACGACTGATTGCGCCACCTACTTTTAGAACTTCTTGCCCCAAAACTCTCGCCGATCAAAATAATCCGCACCATTACGGGCAAAACTAGCTGCGTGCTCAACCGTGCCCCTAACAAAATAGCCGTTAGCGTTTCCCGCGAATCACTTTTATATACCCCTTGTAATCGCCTCTAACTCCTACCCGCGCTACCGTCGCGGTTGTGAGCTCTCCACGCGCGTCTACAATTACCCGATCCCCTACCTGGGGTTCTTCAGGCAGAAACCACCTGTAGGTGTACAGGCCGGACCATTCGCACGATGGGTCAAAATCAACCTGTACATATACGGGTTCAATGCGACGGCCCCCTGAAAGGGTGGCCGCTAGGTCAACATCGAAAGTAAAGTTTAGATCTTCGTTAAAGGTGGGCTCACTGGCAGGCGCGGCCTTTTCGGTAGGAAGGGTTGGTGGGGGCACGTGGTACGTACCCTTGGGGAGAGGTTTTGCGTGGGGGCGATTCTTCCAATCTGGATACCCCAGCAGAGAGCCTACTATAACGGCTATGGTCCCAATCACTACGGCGAGAATGCCAATTACCGGGATTAAGAAAAGTAACACAAACCCGACCAGCGTTGCCAGGAGGCCCCATTTTCGGATGGTAATACTTTTAGCTTCTCTCGCCGTTACAGGCCCCACATCGCACCCCTTGAGCTGTTTCTACGGTTTAAGCAATCCTACAGCCAGGCCTGCCTAATAGCCTACCCTCCAAAACCGTGCGGTAGTCCCGTACCAGCCATGCGGGTTGGTCGAGTTCTTCCGCGATCGTGTACAGGTTGCCCCCACCAATACGCTCAGCGCGCGCGTAGTCGGTTTGTTTTATAAGTATGCGCGCCACATCCCGCCGTATTTTGCGTTCTATGGCCGGGGGTTGTGGGCCCACATGCCCGGCCTGCATATGAAGGACCTCATGCAAGAGAACCGGGGTGCGCTCGCGGGTACTAAGGCGCGTGTTAAGCCAGATCGTGCGGGTGGCGTGCACGTATTTACCCATGCCGGGGACTTGACTGCTTTCGCGTACTGTTACGCCTTCGCTGGCGCAAAATGCTAGGAGTGCTTGTTCTGTCAGTCCCACGGGTTAATTAATGCCGTGGGGGTCTGACAGATGGGGCGATTTTTAATGTTCATTCTGCGTGGGGTATGTCACGGGCGTTTTCTGGGGTGCCTTCTAGCGCTGCTGCGGGGAGTTTCTCTTGTTCTTCCCACGCCTCATCATCAGACTGGGTAGGAGGAAAGCGAAGAATTCCCCCTTCGCTGTCGTCTATCTGCTTGCGGGTAAAACCGCTCGATGTGGGTTCTGTCGAGTAACGCGGGCTGGCAGCCTGCAGCTTCCTGCTTTCTCGCATGAAGCTCAGCTTCGTGGCAGCTAGGAGCTCTTCTGCATCTCTGTTGGTTAGTAGGTCGATATCCTTGGCCGATCTCCCATGTAAAAGGCATAGCGTGATTGCTCGGTCCTTGGGGGAAAGTTTCGCAAGGCTCTCGGCATCGCCTTCGCGTGCGATAGCGTCGTAAGCTGCTGCTGCGCTTGCAGCGGCATGTGTTGTTTCACTTATGCCAGCTGTCACGGCGCAGCTGCTGCTATCTATGAGCTCGGTAGTAGGGAGTTCTTTGCCTTCTAGGATTGCCTTGGACGTGCCTTGAGGCCACTCAAGTGCTCGATCGACATTCCATAGGGTCTCGTCAGAGTAAGAGTTCCGGCGACCATTCTCCAGCTCAGAGAGTATTCGCGATGAGACGCCGACTTTAGAGGCAAACTCTGTGCGGGTCTTATAGCCGAGGTTGAAGCGGGCTGATTTTACCTTTTTGCCAAGCTTTTCTTTAGCGTCCATGTACTTATCATGGCACGAATGAAACGGAACTTCTAGGAACTTTTTCAGAAACTACACCGGCGTAGTTCCAACGAATAGGCCCTCTCTAGAGTTCCGTAACGTTCCGAAAAGCGCGTAATTGCACCTATTTATGCTTGACAATAGGTCGGTCATGTTCCAAGATTGAGGCATGGAAAGGAACATGACGGAACAAAGGGCGGAGCGGAAACGCATAGGGGCAACCCTCGCGTTCGTTCGCAAGCAGCGGGAACTCAAACAGGATGAGTTAGCCGAATGCCTCGGAATTGCCCGGCCTTACCTAGCGAATATCGAGGCGGGAAGGCGAAGCCTCAGCCCCTCTCTGGCGCGGAAAGCTAGCAAAGTTCTGGGGATCCGCCCAATCGTCCTTGTGAATGAGGACTTCTTGAAATCTGACTTAGCCCAACAAAAAACCGCCTAGGCGTTGCAGCGCCTAGGCAGAAAGAAGGTAATCAAATGAGTAATTTAATTCCATTCACTTTTGAGAATACCAGCGTCCGTATGTTTGAGGAAGACGGCAAGGTCTTTTTCTGCGGTAAGGACGTAGCAACCGCCCTCGGGTACGTCAATACCAAGGACGCGCTAGCGAAACATTGCAAGGGGGTAACGAAACGGTACCCCCTTCAGACGGCGGGCGGCGTGCAGCAAGTCCGGTTCATTACCGAGGGCGATTTGTACCGACTAATCGCGTCATCGAAGCTACCAAGCGCGCAAGCCTTCGAAGCAAAAGTATTCGACGAGATACTGCCCACGATCCGTAAGACCGGCTCGTACGGTACGCCCAGGCAGTTGACCGGGCGGGAGCTGATGGCCGCGGCGTCAGATAGGATTGAGAGCAATGGACGAAAAGGCAAAGAGAGAACTGCTAGCGGAGGTTCGCAAGACTGCGAAGGGCCTTTCGCTGGCGAAGTCTGCGCGCAAAGAAGCGGTAATGGCTGCCTTGGAGGCAGAAGTGCCTCGTCAAGAAATAGCGGACGCATTGCAGATGCATCGCAATTCAATCTACCGGATCATTTCCGAAGACTAGTAGTTTGCACACCGTTGTGTGCGTATGTTAAATTAGCCCATGCACACAAAAGTGTGCATCAATCATCAAATAAAAACCGTGCGACCATCTCGCCAAAGTTGCATCGCACGGTTGCCCAATACAAGGCAGCCCGATTTTACCAGGCTGCCCGTGCTCAAAGGAAGGCAGCCTAATGACTACTGAACTACAAAATTTCAAATTCGGCCAACAACGAGTCCGTACTTTCCATGACAAAGCGGGAGAAATTTGGTTCGTTGCTGCTGATGTCGCAAAAATACTTGAATACCAAAGCGCCAAGGATTTCACTCGCGGCCTTGACGAAGATGAAAAGGGTAGGCAGTTTGTGCCTACCCCTGGAGGAAGGCAAGAACTCCTTACTATTTCAGAAGCGGGCCTTTACGCGGCACTGGTGCGCTCCAAGGCTGAGCGAGTTGCGCCATTCCGCCGTTGGGTGACGCACGAGGTACTGCCAACCATCCGCAAGACCGGGGCATACCGGGTCCCGCAGGTAGCAACCTCAAACCCGGCAACGCTCCGGGCCCTCGACGAGTTAGCGCTCTGTCAGGCCGCGCGGGGGCTGATCCAAGCGGATCATCTCGAGGCTAAAGCGCGTGTGATCCTAGCGCGCGGACTCGGCGAACGCCCACAGCTTGAACCCGCAACCCGGCCCTTGTACGCGCAGGACTTCCTGCAAGAAAAGGGCGTAAACAAAGACCAGCTAAAGCATATCGCCCCGACCTTTGGTAAGCGCATCAAAGCCAAATACACGCTAGAACACGGCACCGAGCCCGAAAAATACCCCCTAAACCTAAGTAACGGCCAGGTGCGCCAGGTCAATGCTTACACAGAAAAAGATCGGCCCCTCTTCGAAGACGTTTGGGCCAAGTACTACACCGAGGAGAGCCTAACCAAATGAGCCAGACTGTTGATCTTAGTGCAGGCATGCCTATTTTCGGCAACCCCGCCTATGTGGTGTTTAAGGATGGGCGCGTCTACTCGCTAAAGAAGGGGAAAGGGGCGTTCCTGAGTGAGATACGCAGGCCTTCTTCCGTGTGGTGGCGGGTCCGCATCGGCGGCGTTGAAGTACAAATACGCGGCCTAGTGCTTGGCCTGTTCGGTGACGTCACCGCGTTCGAGAAGCGGGCGCGTCAGTGGGCAGAAGAAAACTTCCTAAACCAAGTAGTGGACTGGGACGAAGACTGGCTGGAGGACCTGCAATGAGCGCGTACAACCCAGCCTTCATAACAGTAAAAGCCGCAGCCGATCGCCTAGGCGTGTCCACCTGGGCAGTCTACGAGTGGGTTGCTAATGGGACTCTACCCGCCCAAAGGATAGGCAACCCACGCACGGGCAGGATCCGCCTCCGCCCTAAAGACGTGGACGCACTGATTTTTGACTACCAGACAGGAGAACCCGCATGAGCCAGCTGATTCTAATGGTCGCGTGTTTGATTTTCGCGATTGTCAGCATGCACTTCGCATTCAAGGACGACCAGTGAAAGGAATAGTAATGAGCTCCCCATTGGCCACGACTACTAGCCGTGACGGGTCGGGACTAGATAACGCTACTAATAGGTCCCCGTCTACTGCTGCCCCTGGTTCTAACACTATGGGCGCGGTGAATGGCAGTTTGAAGAACTCTTCTGGGTTGGCGATTTCTTCAATTCTCACAGGCGAGTCCCCATTGTTACGCAGGCGAAAGTGGTCTGAGGACACCCACTCGATAGTTAGCGGGGGTATTTCTCCCCATTTACGGATTGCTTCTAGTGAGGCTGCCAGGGATTTTACGGCTGCTAGGGTCTCGGCTGCTTCTCGGCGTGCGAGTTCAGCGTCGGCTTTAGCCCGCCGTGAGAGGTTCGACCGCCACCAGGAGATGAGCGCACCAAGGCCAGCTAAGGCCGCGCAAACAGCCGAAACAATATCGGGGATAGTACCAAAGCCCATGCCTACAGCATACCGGGCTGAGAGGTGGGCGCGGCGCGCCTTGCAGGCGCTGATCCTGCTAATCGCTCTCGCCTGCTGGTGGGTTGGCCAGTGCTTCTGGTACGCGTGCCCGCCCCTATCCGCAGCGCTTCTTCTGTTCGCGTATTGCAGCCCCGTGTTAGTCCTGATCATCCCTAAAGACTTGAAGGAAAACAGTAAATGAACGCCCCCCGGTCAATGACAATCCGCCTTGGTGAAGCAGTGCTCGAAATGGTCAGAGCGGGGCACCCCGACCTGACTATCCCACGACAAGAACACGTCACAGCTGATCTGAGCGACCCCGAAAATGCCGCCACCAAGTGCGGTGTCCTTGCTAGCCAGGCGGTCGCGCACATCATCCACGAGCAGGCTAGTGCCGAGGCCTACCTTTCCGAAGGGTCCGATAGCCCCGGCCCCACCCTGGTAAATCGTGTCTTTTTCATGCCTGATAGTGATGGAAATATTCGTTGCGCTAAATGGGCTCTCATTGGTAAGGACGAGAAGACCGGCGTCATGGTCAATCTGAATTGCCCAGGAGTAGTGACTGACATCTTGCGTGGTAGCAAGTGCTCTGGTCGCAATCTTGTTCGCCTTGCTACTTATCTGGTTTGCCTCACCTGCCAGGCGGTTCGCGCGGGTAGCAGCAATGTTGGCGTCCTTAGCGAGGCGGTTGGCCTCCTTAGCCGCGCGTTGGCTGATTTTCGTGTAACGGCGTGCCAGGACAGCAACAATCAGGCCCCCAGTAGCGATGAGGAGCGAGAGGCCGTTGATGGCTAGTTCCGTAATGTTCACACCCAAACTTTACTCACCCCACCCTTTTTTGGAAGGACCCAAGATTTTAAATGAACACCCCAGTTTTTAAAGAGGGCGAGGCCCTCTTCGGCAAGGTTGACGTGGCAGAACTGCCTGTCGGCGCACAGATCCGCCTCGAGTATGAGATCCCGGAACTGTACTTGTACTATCGTGCTGCCCTTAGGGTAAGTGAAACCGAGTGGGCCGTAAGTGGGCGGGGTACTGACACCCTGCGCACGGCTCCCACTAGCGAAGTGCTCGAAATGGTAGAGGACCCTGAGGTTACCCGCATCATCCTTGATTGCCTGCCAGAACAGGCTAAGAAGCCTACCGAGTCGCCCCTTAGCAGCGGTGCGCAGCGGCGTGCAGTGGAAGCAGCCCTGCAAGGCCTGTATTTGAGGCTGCGGGAGGTCCAGTCGTTTGAGGGCACGGTCGCAAACATGGCCGAACTCTACTCCGGGAGCCGTGAGATCGAAGCCCACGCCCGCGCAGTACAGGATTGGGCGCGCGAGCAGTACATTTCCGAATCCTGGAACGCAATCTACGACACCCTGGCTGAGCTTTCACAGCTGGGCGAGGACGGCGACCTGGCATGAGCGAAAACAAGAAAAGCAAGCCCACTCTGCCTAGGGAGCCGGGCATATACCCGGGCATCCCTAACTCGGATTACCACGCCGACCAGGACAGCCTGTCGTCATCGGGAGCGAAAACCCTGGCTAAACCCGGTGGGGCGGCCCGCTTCCACTACGAACAAACCCACCCGAAAGCAGACTCGGAGGCCCTCCTTTTTGGTACTGCCGCCCATGCTTTCATCCTCGAGGGCGTAAAACCGGCCGTGTTCAAGGGCGGGAAAACCCTCACCTCCAAGAAAGCCCTGGACTTCATCACCAAGGAGCGGGACGAGCGCGAAGACCCGGACCTGCCAGTAGTCACTGAGGAAGGGTGGGAAACCCTACAAGCAATGGGCGAGGCAGTGTACGCGAACCCGCTAGCACGCCGGCTCCTTACCGCCCCCGGTAAGGCGGAACAGTCCGTGTACTGGCAGCACCCGTCCGGGGCGACCCTACGCTGCCGCCCTGACTGGCTCCCAGAGGAGGAAGACGAGACCCTCGGGTTTTTGCCAATAGTGGACCTGAAAACCACTAGGGATGCCACCCCCGCCGGGTTCCGCCACTCCTGCTTCCAACTCGGATACCACCAGTCCGCCGCATGGTACGCGGCAGGCCTGGCCGCCATAAACGTTTCAGCCAACGCGCGGATGGTGTTTATCGCAGTAGAGAAAACACCCCCCTACCTGGTCGGCGTGTACACGCCCTCTAATGAGGCCCTCGAGGTCGGCCACGCGCTCAACGAGATCGGCATCGATAAATGGGTGCGCGCCCGCATCTTCAACGACTGGGAGGCCCTAGACGGAGGCCTACAAACCCTAGCCATAAAACCCTACGAAATACCCGAAAACGTTTTAGAGGAAATATAAAAATGGGAACCACACTAACCCCAATGGCTAAAGCCCTAAAGGCCATTAACGTAATCAAAAAAGACGGCGTAAACCGGCACTCCCAATACAAGTTTAGGGGTATTGATGGAGTACTGGACACGGTCGGCCCAGCATTCCGTGAGAATGGGATCCTCATAACCTCAAAGATTGACCAGATAGATTACGAGGATAGGCCCACCAATAATGGAAAAGCCTCCACGCTTATTCGTGGGATTGTTACTTTCAGATTCCATTTTGGTGACGGCCAAACCTTGGAAACCTCGGTGGCTGCCGAGGCCCAGGACTGGGGGGACAAGGGCACCTCCAAGTTCATGTCAGTGGCCCTGCGTACGGCCCTTCTGCAGACTTTCACGGTGCCCACTGACGAGAAGGAATCGGAGGCCACCCCAGCCGCGCCTGGCTGTCACCAGCAGGCCCAGCCCGCCCAAAACGCTGGCGGGGCGGGGATGATGACCGGGACCCAACACCAACAACTCACCCGCCTGCTGAAACAGATCGGCGCGGACGCAGAAAAAGGCAAAGAAATCGCCCGCTACGTAACCGGAGGACAAGTAGGGGCCCTCGCCAAACTAAACGCGAACCAGGCCGCAGCAGCTATCCGCCTCTGCGAACAGCAAGCCCGCAGGCTCGCAGCCGCCAAACAACAGCAGCAGCCCCAGGCGCAGCCGACCCTACAAGAGGCCGCCACAGGCGGGACAGCCCAATGACAACCACCCCAAAAATAAGCGAGCTCACGACCCAAAAGGAGAACGAGAAAGGAGGGGAAAACGGTATGAACAGCTACGACATTCCCGGAGAAGGTTCAACCGGTTATGCGGCAATCCCACGTTGGGTGGAACGCGACATAAAGCTCTCTGCTAAAGCTCGCTCGGTGCTTCTAGCGCTAGCCTCGCGAGCTAACGCCCAAGGCTACTCCTACCCTTCAGTGGCCGTGCTGGCTTCTAATGCAGGATGTAGTAAGAACGGCGTACGCAGAGCGCTCGAAGAGCTCCGCGAGCGCGGTTTGGTCTCGTGGCAGACGCGCCCGGTTGAGGGGGATCGGAATGCCCCGAATTTGTATTCTGTGCATTTTGATTACCGGCGGGGTGGTGTAGCACCTGCAGGGGGTGGGTCCCAAAATCAGGGGGGTGGGTCCCATATTGGGACCCAGTGGGTGCCAGGGTGGGACCCAGTGGGTGCCATATTGGGACAGGAAGTAACACCAATAGAAGTAACACCAGTTAAGGAGTTAATCCCCAAACCCCCTAAAGGGGGCTCGGGGCGGGCACCCAAAAACGCTTACACCGAAGACTTCGCAAACTTCTGGCAGGCATACCCACGCAAAACCGGGAAGAAAGCCGCCGCCAAAGCCTACGCAAAAGCAATCAAAGAAGGCGCAACCCCAGAAGAACTCCTCCAAGGTGCGGCCCGTCTCGCGGCGGATCCTAACCGCGTCGACCAGTACACGCCCCATCCGGCAACCTGGCTCAACCAAGGCCGCTGGGAAGACGAAACCCCGCTTCCGGCTCGTGCCCCGGCTTCTGCCGCGGAACGGCGCACCCAGGCCCAGCAGCAGATCTGGGATTGGGCAACCAGCCCTGAGCCTCTCCCGCAAACCTGCCAGGCCGGCAAGCTCACCTACGAGCAGGCAATGGCCCAGGTGGAAGCGGCGGAGCGGAAGCAGGTGACCGGTGGCTAGCAAGCAAATGATCGGGATCTGCGTGAACCGGCTGATTTCGGCGGGTGCTGCCTGGGATATGTCGCAGGCCCCGCAGATCGCTGGTGAGCTAAATCGGGCCTACCCGAACCTTGCTGACGAGGTGCTCGAAGAAGCCACAACCCGGCTGATCAACTCGGGGCCGGATTTCATTACTTCGGCGAAATTGTTGGAGTTTGTGCGCCTGGTGCAGAAAGAAGCTTGGGCCCCGCGTGGCCGGGAGGTCCCGAATCTTGGTCCGGCGATGCGGCTTACGCACGAGCAGTATGTGCGCTGGTGGGCAGCCTATCGAGCCGAGTGCCTGGCTGGTGTGCAGCCGCAGGTGGCGAAGGCGAACGCGGATTACATTTTCACCCCGCCACGGGCGGATCGGCGGATCACAAAGGCGGAGTGGGAGCAGCTATTCAAGAAAACCAAAAACTTCGGGCGGCGCGTGTGAGCTACTACCGCCTATTCCTAAACCCCGCCGAATAAGCCCGGCTAGCCGGGCTAGGGCGGCCTAACAGGGTGCCCCGTGTAGGGTTACCTGCCCGGCCCAAAAAAAGTCTCTCAAAAACGCTTACAGAACATCGAAAGGAAACAGTAATGCAAACCGAAAACACTTTCACAATCAGTGGGAACCTCACCCGCGACCCAGAAACCCGCTACACACAAACGGGCGCAGCAGTCACCACCATCACCATCGCAGCCACGCCCCGCCAATACAACAAACAAACTGGCCAATTCGAAAACGGCCCCGCCCTATTCATCCGGTGCACCGCCTGGCGACAACTCGCAGAAAACATCACCGACCAACTAACAAAAGGCCAGCGCGTAATCGCCACCGGACACCTCAAACAAGACACTTACACCGATAAAACCGGGGCCCAACGCACCAGCATTGAAATGCAACTAGAAGACATCGGCCCGTCCCTGAAATTCGCTACCAGAGGCGCACAAACACCCCCGCAAGCCCAGGGCACGTATCAGGCCCCCGCAGGCGGCCAACAAGGCGACCCATGGGCACAACCCAACCAGCCCGCCCAAGGCTTCGACCAAAACCCACCATTCTAAAGGCGGCAGCATGGTTGAAAGACACCGCGATTGGCCCTCTCGCGATTGTTGGACATACGCACCCGACAAAGCCGAGCTAACCCACCCGCCCGGCCACCAGCGCCCCTGGCCCGGCGAGTGCGAATGGCCCGAAGAATTCCCAGTCACCACCCGGTACTGCAAAAAATGCTTAAACCCAAAAACCAGAAAGAAACCACACAAACATGAATAACGAAGAAAAAGCTCCTATGAGCGAATTAGAGCTAGCTAAAGCCTGGGGCGCGGTCCACGAAAACCTACAAGCGGCTGTCAAAGCTCTCGACCACTACCTCGCAGAGGAGGAAGCCACTCCCTCAACTAGGGAACCGCGCCGCAGGCTCGCCTATGCCAACGTAGACGCGCTAACCGCCATAAACTTTCTCGCCCAGCTCGTCCCTACCATCTGCGAGCACCTTCGCAGAGCAGCCGCAATAAAACACCAAAACCACTAATACGGAAGGAACCCCACAATGAAACCCGTAGATGTCGGAATCATGCTCGTCGAATGGGAAACAGCAGTAAGCAACCTGCACCTATGCCGCGACAGGCTCGACAAATACATGGGCGGCCTAACCCACGCCCAACGCAAACAACTAGAAGACCTCGCCCTGGACGCAGAGATCAGCGCCCACCACATCGAAAAAGTAAAAGATCGAATCCAGGAAACCATCAAAAAACAGCAGCAAGCTAATGTCGGCTGATCGTACGGTTACCCGCACCTGCGCCGGGTGCGGGCAGCCCATAAAACTAACCAACACCAACAGCCTCTACAAAACGGACGGCACCCCCTGGCCCGTCTACCACGCAGACTGCTACCAAAACAAAAACAACCAGGAAAACCACAAATGAGCCCACGAAAACGCAACCGAACCTCCGCAAAAGCCGCAGGCAGAAACTTCGAAAAACAAGTATCCCAATACCTCAACGCCCACGTAGACGACCGCATAGAAAGACGCCGCCAAACCGGCCCAAAAGACCAAGGCGACATCGCCGCCCTAAGAACCCAAAACGGACACCGCGTTGTCGTCGAATGCAAAAACACCACCCGCCCACACCTCGGCCCCTGGACCCAAGAAGCAGAAGCCGAACGCCAAAACGACGGCGCGCTCGCGGCCGTCATAGCACACAAACGCCACGGCAACGCTAACCCGGCAGACCAATACGTAACCATGACCCTAAAAGACTTCGCCGCCCTCCTAACCGAGAAAAGACCAAAATGAGCACAAAACACCTGCAAGCAGCCCGCGCCACCCTCTTTATTGCCCACTTCGCCGGGTTCGGCCTAACCGCCTGGATCACAGCCACAACCAGCCCCCACCCAGCCCTAGCAGGCCTCGCCCTCGCCTGGGCATTCCTCTCCTGGTGGGCATGGACCCTAGCCGGCACACTCCTCATCGAAATAAACAACCAAGACCACCAAATCCAAGACTACGAAACCCGCGAGCGCGCCGCCTACCACACTCAGACGCTCCTTCTGGACAGTCTCATGGACCTTATTGAAAAGACCGAGAAAGAAAACCCCGAAAAATGAAGATCGACATCACCCGAGATGAGCTGGCAAACCTACTTGCCCCCACACCCACCCCTGCGCCTACTATCCGCCAGCGGGCTGCCCTGGCCTGCCTAATCCACAACGCCGCCCGGTTCATGCAAGGCGCAAAACTCCTGCAAGGCGGCGAACGTGAAGCCCACCAGGTGGCAACCCAAGAAATCATCGCCTCTTTCGGGCCCTTACCCGCCTACAAGGAAGCCTGCCAAGAGCTAACCAACAAGGAGAAGATGTGAGGATACGGCTATCACTCACCCTAAAAATAACCCGCACCCCGCGCCCCAAGCCCGAAGGCCCCCACCCAGCTGGCGACTGTTACACCACCACAGAAAACGCCGCCGAAAAAATCCCCTTCGGGTTCCAACCCCAAGACATCCGTCCCCGAAACTGAAAGACAGCTCCCCGCATGGGAAAAAACAATATTTGCCCGCTAACCGGCCAACCACTCAAAGACGGGCGACAAATCAGCCCTGAGGCAGAACGACAAGTCCTCGAAGCTCTCCGCCAGTTGCCCGGTCTACACGAAAACGCCCTACAATCCGCATACCGGATGACATCCCACCCCCAAACAGGAGGTGGCGTGCGCACCGGCCCGGCAGAAAGGATCCCCTACAACCCGGCCCTAATGCGAAGAATCGAAGCAGCTGCCCGCCCGCTGCACGTGATCGCTAAAGCCTGGGGCAAACCAGTAGATGGGCACTTTCACACCTACTGCCAGCAGATAGCCGCCGCGCTACCAGGCAAGGTGAAAAACCCAAACGCTGCTACGGTCGCCCTGCAAGTGAGGGATTCCTACAACAGCCTAGAAAGAGTGGCCGACCTGCCCCCGGAAAAATGGTTCTACGGCACCTGCGACGCGCCAGTCGGGCCACATGAAACCATCTGCGGTAGGGCAATCTACGCGCCAAAAGGCCGCGCCATAGTCACCTGCAGCAGATGCAGGACCAGGCACGACGCTAAAAGGCTAATCGACGCGTCCAAACAGCGTCTTAGTGAATACGCTGTGACAATCCCGCACATGGTTCGCCTGCTTAACCAAAGCGCGGCGGGCATACACCTAAAACCCAAAACCGTGTACAAGTGGGCAGAACGCGGCAAGTTAAGCCCAGTGCGTGAAACCTCCCAAGGCAAGCTCTACAGGGTAGGTGACGTGTTAGCCCTGGCAGAAGAATCACCTGCAAAACAATGACCACTCAGGCGAGTGGGCCGCGTCGTCTCCTGCCCTCGCGACAGGGGCGGCGCACCCACACGCACCCTGCTACGACTTGACAAAACAGCAAAACTGTCGAACCCTAGGTTTATAGGGTGCCACCAGACCGTACAGAGGTCAGGCACCTTCAAGTTTTTAAAAGACACGCGCAACCACCCGACAAAAAGGCAAAGTACTACCTACTCGGTTACGCAACAAAGCTCCCTCACCCCCTGATGCTAAATCCTCCATCGTGGCATACGGGCGACCCCGATCACCACTGTTGTTACGCGGGCAGACAGCACCGCCGCCACACGAGGACACTGGGGAAGAGGGAAGAGGGGTGCGCCCCGTATTTTTGGGGAGTTCACGGGCGCACCCCACACACGCACCCCCCCCCACGGGCCGCAACAAACGCGGCCCAAAAACATTTAAACCACCAACCCTAAGGAGACCCACCTGGGCACAACACACCTAACCCGAGCACAAAAAACCAAAAACGACGAGTTCTACACCCACCCCCAAGACGTAGAAACCTTCATGACAGGCGTGCTCACCAAAACCCCAAACCTACTGAACGGCGCAAATGTCCTCCTACCCTGCGACACCCCCGCCAGCGCCTTCACTAAATACTTCACCACCCACTTCCACCAACTCGGCCTAAACACCCTCACAGCAGTCGGAATGGACGGCAAAGACGGAACCTACTACCACCAAACCAAAGAAAGGAAGATACACCGCCCCGCCCAGGGGTGCGGCAGATTCCAATCCCAAGAAACCACCAACGCACTCGCAACAGCCAACTTCGTCTTCACCAACCCGCCCTTCTCCATCCTGCGCGAATTCCACCACTGGCTAACCAAACAGCCCCGCCTCCGATACGGCATCATGGCACCAACAACAGCCATCGCATACGCCAACATAAAACCCCAAATAATAGCCGGCACCATCCAAGCCTGGGGATCAAAATCCAGAACCTTCACCACCCCCACCGGCCAAGCAAACGCCCTCACCTGCTGGCTCACCAACATCCCCAACCAGCTCCCCCGCAAACCCATCGGCGAGCACACCCGCGAAGAAAACACCCACACCCTCAAAGGCAAAAGATACAAAGACCTGTACAAGCCATACGACAACCACCCCGGTATCGAATGCCCCACCTACCAGGCAATCCCAACCCCCAACGGGCAAACAATAGGAGCCCCCATAACCACCCTCGCCCAATGCGACCTAACCGACTGGCGCATCCTCGACATCATCAAACCCACCATAGGCGGGCGCGCCAAATTCCAACGCGTCCTACTCTCCCCACGCTAAACCCGCCCAGCCCGGGCAGACGCAACCACTACCTGCCCGGGCAAGCACACTCACAGCCCAACCAAACCCGAACAAGCAACCCCAACCAAGAACAGTAGAAAAGACTCCCCGATGAAACGCTGCCCAGCAAGACGCTGCCCCAACCTAATCCCCAACACCGCCCGCTACTGCACCACCCACGCCCACCAGTACGAGGCCCGCCGGGGCACCACCACAGACAGAGGCTATGGCAGTAAACACCAAAGACTACGCAACAAACTCAAAGCCCAAGTCGAACAAGGCAAAGCAATCTGTCCAAGATGCAACAAACCAATCAAAGCAAGCGAAGCTTTCGATCTTGGACACAAAGACGATCGCCGCTTTTACAACGGACTTGAACATGCTCATTGCAATCGTTCCGCAGGCGGAACAAACGGAGCAAGACAAGCCAACGAACGACAACGAACATGACAAAGAAACAAAAGTGTTTCATTTTGTTTATTCATTCGTTGTTAGAACACGAAAACAATTTTTACAGTCTCGCATTTTTTACTCCAGACTCCGACCACCACCCCCCCCCAGGGGGGAGGCCCCAAAAATAGGTAAGGATGGACCGCCGGTGAGGTGAAAAACCAGTCTGGAGCTTTCAAAACTACATCAGACAGAGGTGAACGCTATGGGTAGAGGAGGAGCGAGGGTCCGCTCTGGGCCACCAGCAAATGAGAACTCGGGCCGGTCCGCCCGACGCGGTTTTTCTCTGAAAGCCCTGCCCCCAACAGGCAGGCGCGGCAGGCCACCAAAGTTCCCGCTGCCAGAAATGAGTGAGCGGGAAGAAGAAGTTTGGAAGAGCCTTTGGAAAAGCCCCCAGGCGGTGGCCTGGTCGATGCCCGAAAACAAGTGGATGCACCATCTGGTCGGCTTATACACGCGGGTTCTCGTAAAGTGCGAGAGCCCCTCTACGCCGCCTTCCTTACTGGCGCAGCTGCACCGGATAGGAGACCAGATTGGGATGACCCCGGCGGGTCTTTCTTTCCTCGGATGGAAAATCGCCGAGGAAAGCGAGTCTAAGAGCGCCCCTAAGCCTAAAAGAAATGCTTCAGCGGGGGCGCGCACACGGCTGAAAGTGGTTGTAAATGAGTGAGCGTGTTGTTGATTTCCCAACTCTTGGGTTTTTAGCGGCTGACTGGATTGAAGCTCACTGTACGGTCCCATCTGGATTTGATTTGGGCGCGCCGCTGGTTCACGTTGGCTGGCAGCTATGGTGCGATGTTAATCATTATCGGGTTCGTGAGGGCGCAAAGCTGGGCGAGCGCGGCCAGTCTGGTGCTTCCCAGTTCTTCTACAGACGCTCCTTGGTGGTGGGCCCGCAAAAGTCGGGCAAATCTCCTTGGGGAGCATCCATTACTGCCTTTGAGGCTGTTGGCCCGTGCCTGTTCGCCGGGTGGGCCAAGGAAGGAGACTATTACTCGTGCGCGGATAACGGGTGCCCTTGCGGTTTTGAGTACGCGTATGTGCCTGGCGAGCCTATGGGGATGGTGCGTAACCGCTCCTTGATTCAGCTTTTAGCTACCGCTGAAGAGCAGGTTGCCAATATGTATGACCCTTTGAACTTTATGGTACGTAACGGGCCGTTAGCAGAGTTTGTCAAACCTGCTGAGGGCTTCTTGAGGCTGCCTCATAGGGGAAAAGTTGAAGTGGTAACCCAATCAGCGCGGGCACGCTTGGGCGCGCCAATCAATTTCGCTATAGCTGATGAGTCTGGCTTGTACACGGGCAAGATGAAGCAAACCTGGGCGACGATGCGGCGCGGCCTGGCAGGTATGGGCGGGCGCGGGATCGAAATTACTAACCCTTGGGACCCAATGGAGGCCTCCGCAGCCCAAGAAACCTACGAAGCTCACACTAAAGACGTCTTCGTTTTCTACCAGAAACCAGATGGCAAACTCGACTACACGGTCAAGCATGATAGGCGAAAGATCCACGAGTACGTTTACGCAGATTCCCCTTGGGTTGACCTCAATGCGATCGAAGCTGAAGCTGCCGAATTAGTGCGCACTGACCCAACTCAGGCAATGCGCTTCTTCGGGAACAAGCTTGTGCAAGGTCTCGGCTCGTTCATGCCGGAAACTCTCTGGGATGAACGCACTCGCCCCGGCCAGGAGCCCCCAACGGGCGGGCCAGTTTGTGTCGGTTTTGACGGCTCCCGCAGCGGGGACTGGACCGCGCTGCGAGTAGAAACCTTAGACGGGCTGCGATTCACCCCCACATACGGGCCAGACTCGCGCCCTACATGGTGGAACCCGCAAATATGGGACGGGCGAATCCCACGAGGGGAAGTAGACGCAGCAGTACGCGAAATCTTCGCCACCTACGAAGTCGCCCGCATGTACGTTGACCCCAGATTTTGGGAAACACAAGCAGACGCCTGGGCCCGCGACTTCGGCGAAGACAAGGTCATCCAATGGCCAACCAACAAAATCAACCGCATGTTCGAAGCGCTCACACGCTACATGGAAGATCTCAGCGAGGGTCTGACCTTCCACCTGGAAGATTCCATGATGAAAACCCACGTGCTAAACGCCCGCAAAATCGCCAAACCCGGAGACAAATACATCCTCGGTAAACCAAAAGAGCACATGAAAATCGACCTCGTAATGGCCGACGTGCTCGCCCACGAAGCCGCAGCCGACGCCCGCGCCACCGGGTGGGAAGAAGACCAGGGCGCAGGCATGATTCATTTCGCCTAACCCGCCCTCAGGAAGGAGCAAATCTTGAGGCTCACAACCACCGAAGAAGCCTACCTGCAAAAAGGCATCGAGCAACTAGCCCTACAGTGGGCAAAAGATGAAGAACTCCTCGCCTACTACGACGGCCTGCAACGCATCGAGTTCCTCGGCCTGGCCGTAGCCCCCCAAATGCGCAAATTCGAACTATGCGTAAACTGGCCGCGCGTAGTAGTAGACACCATCGAACACCGCCAAGACGTGCGCTCCTTGTTCATGCCAGGAGAAGAAACCGCCTCAAAAAACCTGCAAGAAGGCTGGGACGCCAACAACATGGACTCCGACCTATGCCTATCCAACCGAGATCGACTAATCCTAGGGCGCTCTTTCATATCTGTCGGAGCCAACGAAGAAGCAGGCGCACTGCCCATAATCCAGGTGGAATCACCGCGCGAAATGTGCGTAATCATGGACCGCCGCCGCCGCGCAGTAGCCGCAGCAGTACGCGTATACGACTACACAGACGGCACCCCCAGGGCAGCAACCATCTACCTACCAGACAAAACCCTCTGGTGCGCACGCCAAAAAGGAATATGGCACGTACAAGACGCAGACGAACACAACCTCGGCCGCGTCCCCGTAGTACCAATAATCAACCGGCGACGCACCACCACCCAATACGGGCGCTCCGAAATGAGCGACGTAATCCCCCTAGCAGACGCAGCCGCACGCACCCTAACCAACCTACAAGTCGCAGCCGAAGCACTAGCGGTGCCTAAGCGTTGGGCTACAGGGGTTAAACCTGCTGATTTTATGGATAAGGGCGGGAAGATTCTGCCGAAGTGGGAGGCATATTTCAATGCGGTGTGGGCGACCTCGAATAAGGACGCGAAATTAGGCCAGTTGGATGCGGCGGATCTGAAGAATTTCACTGAGACGGTCCAATTCTACGGCAAGCTCGCAGCATCGGTTACTGGTTTCCCGGCTAAATATTTTGGTCTAACTACTACTAACCCTCCTGCTGAGGGGGCTATCCGTGCTGAGGAATCCCAGTTAGTGAAAATGGTCGAACGCCATAACCGGGAAGTCGGTAATGCCCTGGGCCAGGTTATGGGCCTGTACGAGCAGATCCGCACCGGAGAAAAAGTTGATGGGTCGCGTATTGCTGTCGAGTGGTATGACCCAGCTACCCCAACCTTCTCCCAGCGTGCAGACGCACTACAAAAGCTTGCCGGGGGTAAACCCCTAATTAGCCGTGAGGGGGCGTGGGATGAGCTCGGTTTCTCCGAGGCCCGCAAGGAGCGCGAGCGCGAATATTTAGAACAGGAAGCAGCCGACGACCTCGTGGGAGAACTTGTAAGTAAGAGCGGTGAGAATGGCGGTGCCTAATCGTGAATGCTACCGAAGACCATTACCGCAAAGTCGCAAACTTGCAGGTAAAAGCTGCGGCTATAGGACGCCACCAGTGGGGCAAAACCAACCCCGACTACATTAGCCAGTCCTGGGGCCTAAACCTGCCCACTTTGGTAAATGCCATATCGGTTTTGCAATATGACGCCGCCGCAGAAGGCGCATCCTATGGGGCGGCAGCGCTGGCAGGCCAAGGAGACTACGAAGCGCCAACAGGGTTCGTAAACCCCTACGGGTTTGTTGGTATTGCATCTGACGGGCGCTCCCTAGAAGGCCTACTACAGTCCCCGGTTATCACGGCTAAAACTGCGATAGGGAATGGGGCAAGCGCAGGGCAGGCCCTCCAAATGGGCAGACGCCAGCTAGACATGCTTCTACTCACTTTGATTGCGGATGTGGCGCGCTCTGCCGCCTCGGTAGATATTACTGCCCGCCCCGGGGTCGGGTATGTGCGCATGGTAAGCCCTGGGGCTTGCGCGCGTTGCGCTATCCTCGCGGGCCGCTTCTACAGGTGGAACACCGGGTTTCTCAGACACCCTAATTGCGGGTGCGTACACATCCCAGCGAGGCAGTCGCGTAAAGCTGCGGCTATTAAAGAAGGCTACATCGCTGACCCGTACGCATATTTTCGTTCCCTGCCTCTTGTCGAGCAGAACCGTCTCTTGTCTAAAGCGGGCGCGCAGGCAGTAAGAGATGGCGCGGATATATTCCAGGTAGTGAATTCCCGGCGCGGTAGGACCAAAACCGGGATGTTCACCACCGAAGGTATGAGCACACGCGGGCACGCAGCAGGAATACTAAAACGTGGCCAGCGTAGGGCAACCCCCGAGCTCATCTACAAATGGGCGAAAGGAGATAGGGGGCAAGCTCAAAGGCTGCTTCGCGAGCACGGGTATATTCTCCCGGGTGGGCAAAACCCCGTTGGGGTGCTCCGTGGGGCACGTGAGGGGTTTGGCCAATACGGTAAAGGTGGGCGTGCAAAAGCCTCCACGCAGGCCGTATTAGAAGCTCGCCAACGCGGCTGGCGCGACCCGAATAACGTTTATACGATGACTGCGGCAGAACGCCGCCTCTACGTTGCAGAACGCGATTATAAGGAAGTACTGGTCGGGCGTAACCCGTGGACTACTGCGGCGGTAGAGCGCAGGGGTGGGGCCAAAATTGGTGGCACAGATGAGCCCCTAACCGCGCAGATTGCTGCCTCAGTCGAATCAACGTATAGGGCTGAGCTTATGGCCGCGATGCGCCCAGGCGGAATCCTTTCCAAAGAGGTAGCGCGCAGGCCCGACCAGTATCTACCTACCACCCGATTAGGCAGAAAAACAGTAGGGAAGAAATCCCCGACTCCTGCTGCTAGCGGGAGGGGAGGAGCTAAGCCGCCTAGTGGCCCAAAACGGGTGTCGAGTAGTGCTGATATGCCACGGTGGCGGCGCGAAGCCGAAATCCACACGTCTGACGTAGAGCCTATGCCACGGTCAGAATACGAGGAGATAGCGCGACGGCTTAACCCGGCGACAGAAGAAAACATGAAAGTCAGCCTCTACGGGAGTTCGCGGGGGAAAGGGGGTCATCTAGACGAGGATGCGGGAGTAGGCAAAACTCATTACCCGTCCGAGTGGACAGTCGAGGACGCTTTAGACGCGATTAATTACACCCAAAACTATCCCGAGTGGATCACGGAAAACTCGTCTGGAGAAGGTATGTATGATCTTCGGGCCGAATACAAAGGCGTTTTGATGGAAGTAACAATCAACATCAAACGCAAAGGCAGACGCCAACGACCACATGCTTTCCCCGTAACGGGTGATGGGGTATACATGGTTACGACAAAGAAAAGTATAATTAAACCGTGGAACGGGCCAGTGGACTGGGAAGGTTTCAGGAGGGTGGAATGAGTGAGTATGAAGATGCTTTCTGGGAAGCCTGCGATGAAGTTCGCACCCAGTTTACTGACGAGGAATGGGAAAGCAGGTACGGCTATGTGATAATGGCCGACGGCCCATTCAAACCAGCCTGGGATGCGGGAATGTGGAAGGCTAAAGAGGTCGGTTTTACCTACAGTGACGCTCTATTAGCGAAACTCGATAAGCTTATTCCCCCTTTGGATGACCCAGACGCTGACGGAATCGACGACATAATGCGGCAGACAATTGATCTGATGAAAGAAATCAAGAAAAAGGCCTAAGCCCACACCACATAATTCTAGTTTTACCCACTAGACCACACCGGTCTGGTGGGTTCTTTTATACCCGCACCCGCGACGGGTGGCGGGTTTCTTTCCGAGCGATTTGGAGAAAAACAAAATGGCAGAAACAAACACCACCAAAACCGAGCCCGAAAAAACCGAGGAACCCCTCGGAGAAGGCGGCGTGAAAGCCCTCAAAGCGGAGCGCGATGCCCGCAAACAGGCAGAACGCCAGGTACAAGAACTGACCGAAAAACTAGACGCCACCACCAAGGATCTAGAAGACAAACTCGCAGAAGCAACCAAGCAGGGCAAAACCACCTCCGCCCAGCTCGCCCGCATGAACGTCGCGTACGAGCAAGGAGTGCCCGCCGATCTAATCGGCTACCTGCAAGGAGAAACTGCCGAAGAACTCGCCGAGTCAGCCAAGACCCTCATGGGTCACCTGTCTGCCAACAAAGCCGAGCCTGAACCCAAAACCCCAGGCCCACGCCCTGACCTAACCCAAGGCAAAGCCCCCGGAGCATCCGGCCCGGCACTCAACTCGCCACAGCTAACCGCCGCGCTGGCAAAAGCCGTTGGCGTAACACTATCCGAATAAAAACCGAACCTACCCTCCAAATCATTTGGGGAAAGGACAAAAATGGCTATCACAGCAGCAACCAAAACCACCGATTTTTCCGGCTTCATCAAACCCGAAGAATCCGCACCAATATTCGACGAGGCCGCCCGCGTATCAGCGGTACAGTCCCTAGCAAGGCAGATCCCGCTGGGCATTTCCGGGCAGGAAATCCCCGTAGTCACCTCAAAACCGGTAGCAAACTGGACCAGTGAAGGCGGGCAGAAACAAACCACTAACATGGGGCTCGCACTGCGCACCATGACCCCAAAGAAACTAACCGCTATCGCAGTAGTTTCCGCAGAAGTCGTACGCGCCAACCCCGGCAACTACGTCACCCAGCTACGGCCCGCACTCGCGGAAGCATTCGGGCGGGCATTCGACAACGCCGCACTGTATAACACCGGTGGCGATGGTACAGGTACTGGGCCCTTTGACGATTACGTTGCTAAAACAACCAAGGCAGTCACCCTAGGGACGTCAAAGAAAGGCGTTTATGGGGATCTTGTTACCGGCCTTGACCTGCTCCTAAAGGACAAGAAGAGGGCAACCGGGTTCGCTTTTGATACCGGTATGGAAACCACTTTCCTGGGGCAGCTAGATCAGACCGGGAGACCGCTGTTCGTGCCTGGGGAGGCAACCGAGACCGCGTCTGCGGTAGCCCACGGCTCCCTGCTTGGGCGCACGACTGTTCTCGCTGAGGGCATTGGAAACGGACCGGTCGAAGGGTTCCTGGGGAACTGGTCTAAGGCCGCCTGGGGCGTAGTTGGCGGCATCAACTACAGGATTTCTACCGAGGCCGCAGTCACAATAGGGGACAAGCTCGTCTCCCTATTCGAGCACAACCTCGTAGCGATTCTGGCTGAAGCCGAGTACGGATTCGTCCTCGAATCCGCCGATCATTTCGTCAAATTCAATGCTGCAACCGGCGAGGCAGCATAGTGGCCGCGCGTAAAAGCACTGCGGCTAAACCGGCACGGGGACGCGAGGACGGCCTAGTTGACCTCGCGTCCCCCTCCGGGGCGAAAGTGACCGTGGCAGAAGCATTAGCAGACCGACTACTAGCAGGCGGATACAAACCAGCCTGACGGCAAGGAGGTAGGCGTGGGCGCAACCATAACCAGCGTGGGAGAAGCATTAGGCCGAAAAATCGCCGACCCAGACGAAATCGCCCAGGTGAACTTTTGGATTAAAGGCGCAGAGCTCCTAATCAAAAGACGCCTCGGCCCCTTAGAAGGACTGGACGCGGAAGCCGTCGAATACGTTATCTCTCAGGCAGTAGCAAGACGGGCCCTAAACCCTGAGGGCAAACGCACCGAACGCATAGACGACTACTCCTACACGCTTAGCGCAGACTCAGCGGCAGCAGAAATAACTATCACAGACCTGGAATGGGCAATGCTAACCCCTGACGACAACACGATCGGCGGCGCATTCTCCATAACCCCAACAAGCCCCACATATGTGAGGCGAGCCGGGCGAGGAACAGGAAGAGAGGTAAACCATGACAGTTTCAATGGCAGTGCGTTCTGGTAGGCGCGCCGCAGAAAAACTCATGGTCGACAACTGCCGCATAACCAGGACGGGGGAACCTACCATCGGCCCAGACGGGCGCGAGCATATTAGTGAAACCACCGTTTACGAGGGCAAGTGCAAGGTGCAAACCTACGAGCCTTATGAGCAAACCCCAAACACCGCCGGGCACACAGCAGTAGTACAACGCTACTCAGTGCACGTCCCCTACGGGGCGGGACCATTTGAAGTAGGGGACAAGGTAACTGTAACTGGTAGAGAATTTCGCGTAGCTGGCCTACACGAAAAAACCTACCAGACCGCAATCAGGCTACTAGTGGATGAGGTCGTAATCTGATGGGCATTATCAGCATTGACACGTCCGAGGTGCGCGCGCTCGCGGCGGATTTACGGCAAGTGGATTCGCGCCTGGCCCGCCATGTGGTCCCGGTGCTGCGCAAGGGTGCGGTGAATGTCAAGAATCAGCTTGTGAAAGAAGCTGAGGAGTCAACGCACTTTCGCGGTTTTGCACCTGCGATTAGCTTTGATGAGGGCTCCTTCGCGGGGTTTGGTGGAGGCGAGTTCAAGGTAGATATTGGGCCTACTAAAGGCGCGCCAGGTTCCCTAGCTAATATTGCCTACTTCGGTACTAGCAGGGGCGGGGGGACAGTTCCGGACCCGATGGGCGCGTTAGAGGCGGAGGCCCCAGGGTTTGCTGACGCGCTTGGGGAGTTCGCCGAAAGGATGCTCACATGAAACAGGCAATACTTGAGCTGCGCAAACTCTTAACCGGGGAGGGGCTGCCCTGTTATGTGGCAGATATGAGAAAACCTGTCCTGACCTCTGCGGACTACCCGTACATAGTAATCACTGCTGGGGTAGGGGAGAAGCCCTCGGAGGATCTAGCCGGCAAGATGCGCGATCTAGACGAGTGGGTGCGCATAACTATTGCCGATGCCACGCCAATAAATGCTTTGGATTCGGCAGAAAAATGCGAAGCACTCCTACAAGGGCACGTCCTCCCCCTGGCCGGGTGGCGCACTTTCCCGATAGATGTTCGCCCAGTGTTAGGCGTAACCGTGGACCGCACCGTGACTATTAGCGACACGAACACGCACCCCGCCTACCTGGTAATAGAAGCCCACATAATGGCCACACCAATAAGGAGGTGCTAATGGACAAATTAGTAACCGTATACGACAAGAACACAGGCGAGCGGGTTCCCTATAAGGTTCCCGCTCATTTTGTTGGGCACCCACTTTTAGGCCCTGATTGGGTCCGAAACAAACCCAACACAAGATCTATTCCCCCAGCAGATATGAACCCTGTTGAAAGCCAGCCAGAAATACTTCCAACCGAAAATACTGAAGGAGAATACAATGCCTAAAACCCTAGCTGATGGGCGCATTAAACTGACTGTTCTAACCCAGAAGCCAAAAGACCTGCGTGCTCCCACCGTAGACGAGCTAAAGAAGGGCCTGGAAGGGTCCTGCCAGGTACTCAAATCTGATTACAAGCTCGGCGCGACCGCTTCCGAAACGATCAACGAGCCTGCCCTATGCACGGCCTCGAACGCAACAGTGTTCGGCGCTTCAAACTATGAAGGGTCTGTCTCACCATTCATCCTCAAAGATGAACACGGGAAAACCCTAGCTGATGAAGCCACCGTTTGGGAGGCCCTCCGCACTAAAGGCACCACGCTTTGGCTGGTAGAACGCGAAGGCCCCGAATACGACAAGGACTACGAGGTAGGCGACGAGATAGACATTTATGAGGTCGTAACCGACACCCCGCAGAAGCCCTCTGACCGGACCGGCTACATCAAGAGAACTATCCCGCTGGGCGTACAAAATGCCTACGAGAATGTGAAGGTTGTAGCCGCCGCAGGGTAATCCCCCTCGGCGGTTTACTTTTGCCGCCCCCAAACACTGCTTTCAGCCGGTAGTGGGGCGGGTAGGAGCATCTGGTGGCCAGGCCCTACCCGCCCCAGGGGGCGGCCCCAAAATAATTAGGCCACCATCCAAAACCGCTCTTACATAAACTTTGGAGGCCACCATGACAACACTGCCCGAAGGCGTACGCACCTACGAAACCGCCCAGCCCACCCCGGAAACCTTTGACCTTACCGCCTGGATGGAAGGCCTCGCCCCCACAAAGCGAGCCTGCACAATCTATGCCCGCGCCGACCTACTATCCCAGCTGGACCTACTAGCAGAAAAAATCAGGATAGCCGAACGAGCCGGACAGGAGGCAACCCCCCTGCGCGAACAGTTCCTAAAGCTCAAAAGCGAGGTCGAAGCCTCCGCCCTCGACATCGTGGTGCGAGCATGGTCCCAAACTCGCATAAAACGCAACGCTCAAGCATTAAAAGAAGAAGGCATCACCGACCCAGACGAAGTGGGTTTACACCAGATCGCCCAGCAGATCGAATCCCCCACCGGGTTTGGAGTTGACCAGCTGCGCAAACTAAACGAAATATCCCCCCAGCAAGCCTCCCTAATCGCGGCCACAGTAGTATCAGCAAACCAAGGGGCCGTGGAGGTAAAAATCCCTTTTTAGTAGACGCCCTCGACACCAACAAAAACGCCGGGATACTCCAGCTGTTACGCACCGCAAAAGAATGGCATATCCCACCGCTAGTAATGGCAGGAGTGAACCCACCACAGGCCGGGTGGGCATGGGAAGATACCATGCTCGCCCAGGCCCACTCCGTCTTTGAAAAAACCAGAATCTGCACCGGGTGCGGCTACCCCACACGCCTCGCCCACGACGACGACATGGACGGCTGGTTCGAGGTCAAACAAACATTCTGCATCGCCTGCGAAACAAAAGACCGCTTCCAGGCAGACACTGAAAAAACCAAGCCCACCCCAGGCATGGTCCCAACCCTAGAAATAACAAAACAATAGGAGGCCCCCTTTGGCTGACCGCAGTATCAAAGTAACTCTTAGGGCAAACGTCGCAGACTTCACCGCCCAAATGAAGAACGCCTCCTCCAGCCTAGAAGCAGTCGTAAAAGCCGCAGACAAAACCGGTACTGTAGCCACAACCAGGATGGGCCGCCTAGCACAATCCGCACAACTACAAAGAGGCGAATGGGAAAAAGCCGGCTCAGCCCTAACCAAGTTCGGCCTAGTCACCACAGGCGCGCTCGCGGGCTCGATAAAAGCCGCAGTCGACTGGGAATCCGCCTTCGCGGGAGTCCGCAAAACCGTAGACGGTACTCCTGCAGACCTAGCAAGAATAGAATCCGGGCTACGGGCCATGACCGGGCAAGTATCTGCCTCCCACGGAGAAATCGCAGCAGTAGCAGAAGCCGCAGGCCAGCTAGGCGTATCCAAAGAAAACATTGTCGGATTCACCAAGACAATGGTTGACCTTGGCGAAGCAACCAACCTGTCAGCCCAAGACGCCGCCATGACCCTAACCAGGTTCATGAACATCATGGGCACCAGCCAAGATAAAGTCTCCAACCTAGGCTCATCAATCGTCCACCTCGGCAACAACTACGCCACAACAGAATCCGAAATCGCCGCAATGGGAATGCGCCTAGCCGGCGCAGGCCACCAAATTGGCCTGTCCGAAGGACAAACCCTAGGCCTGGCTGCGGCCCTCTCATCTGTCGGTGTAGAGGCAGAAGCCGGCGGATCAGCATTCTCTCGCGTAATCACCACCATGCGAAACGCCGTAGACACCGGCGGCCCACAACTAGAAACCTTCGCGCGAGTAGCAGGAATGACCGGCAAACAATTCCAGCAGGCCTTCAAACGTGACGCCGGTAGCGCAATCGGCGCATTCATCAAAGGCCTAAACGGAATAGAAGCTGCTGGCGGCTCAATGCAACCAGTACTCGAACAACTAGGCCTAACCGACCTACGCGTAGGCGATGCTCTACGCCGCGCCGCCTCCGCTTCCGACGTATTCTCCAAAGCCATGCGCGACGGGCAAAGCGCTTTTGACGAGAACAAAGCACTCGCGGAGGAAGTCGCGCGCAGGTATGAGACGGTCGGGGCCCGGTCGAAAATGGCGTGGAATCAGATTAAAGATGCTGCCATTAGCACCGGGGATAGTCTGCTACCTGTAGTGGGTAATTTAGCTGATGGGGTGGCAGGAGTCGCTAAAGGGTTTGCCTCCCTGCCTAAACCAGTCCAGACCGCTGCCGCAACACTTACAGGCGTGGTAGGCGTATCTGCCCTACTGACTGGAGGGTTTTTGAAGCTAACTCCGGCTGTTTTAGAGACCATTACCGCCCTGGAAAGCCTCGGCGTGGTATCAGCAGGCGCGAAAGCCAAAGCAGGCGGCCTAATATCTGCCGTCAGTAAGATTGGGGCGGTAGTAGCAGTTGCGGGGGCCGCACTTACGGCACTTAAAGCCGCCCAACAGTGGCTTGAGGATCCACCTTCTAAGGGAATAAAGCAATACACTAACGCCATTTTAGAAATTAAGAAGGCGTCAGATGTGCCGAAGCTTCTCAAAGATACCGGGGAGAATTTCCTTGGTATAAAAATTGGGGCAGCCGCAGGCGCAAAAAGCGTAAAGCAATACTCCAAAATGGTTAGTGAGGCATCCCGCCTAACCGGTTCATGGAGCGAAACCTACGAGAGACTCGTGGCTAAAGCCCCAGGAGTTTCGCTGGACCCCGCTCTTAAAGTTGCTGACGAGCTAAAAGAGTATGGCAAAGCCCTGGCAGGGCTCCCCCTGAACAAAGCCCAGGCGCAGTTTAGGCTGATGACCGACGCTGCCGGAGGGACCAGCAAAGCAATCAGAGATCACTTGAAACTGATGCCTGAGTATGCTCAAGCGCTCCGGGATAAGGCCCAGGCGGCAGGCCTATCTCTTAGTCAGGATCAGCTTGCTAAGCTCGCAGTTGGCGAGCTCACTCTTGAGACTGATAAGAATGGGCAGGCACAGCTGAAAGCTGCTGACGCGGCTAACGCGGCGGGTGAAGCTTTATCCCGGTGGGGTGGGCATGCGCTCACCGCAGGGGACGCGGGTGAACAGTTACGCCAGAAGCTGCAGGGGGCCTCTGAATCCTTTATTAATGTGGGAGAGGCCGCCCAGAGTGGTAGTGGCGGGTTTGAGGACTTCGCCTCAAAACTTGAAGAACAGATTGAGTCCATGAAGACCTGGCAGGCCTCCATGGCAGTTCTAAAGCAAAAGCTCTCCCCGGAGGCTTTCTCCCAGCTACTCGATATGGGGGCTACCGGTGCGCAGATTGCGAAAGATCTAACCGATGGGGTTAACGATGAGGCCCAGTGGGCACAATTCAATAACCTCATGGGGGCGAAAGGTAAGCAGTCCTCACAGGTTTTCGCGGAGGCTATGGATGACTCCTCGTTTACAGCTGCTGTCCAGCAGGTGATGGCACAAAAAGGCGAACTCGCGGCAGTCGCGTTCTCAGATGCCGTGATCAATAAGGGTATGACTTTGCAGCAAGCTGCCCAGGCTTTAGATGTGAAACTAGATATTGACGCAACGACTGACAAGGCGAAAGCTAAAGCAGACGAGGCGGCAAACTACACAACAGCAAAAAAGCCGCAGATGACGCTGGAGATGCTAACAGACCCGGCTAGGATTGCTGCCGGCGAGACCGCACAAATGGCAGAGGGACTATCGCCAGCTATGAAACTTGGGGCAGACCCAAGCGGGGCAATTGGGGTATTCAACTCAACCCAGGCAGACGGCTCTTCACGGAACCCGATTATGCTTTTAGGCGCTATGGCGGGCCCCGCATTGGGGGTTATAAATGCGACTGAGGCTGACGGGTCATCGCGTAGGCCAGTAATGACCCTGGACGCTAACGGTAGACCCGCGATTGGGAGCATGAACTCGGCAAAGGGCTACGGTGACCGTCTCAGCTCGTGGATTAGCGTGAACGCTACCGACCACTTCACAGGGCCGGTATGGGGGATACTCAGCTCGATCCCCTCAGTAAAAACAATCACCGTGGTTGCTAACGTTGTGCGCTCTGTAGCTGGTATGTTGGGGTTTGCCTCTGGCGGCCCAGTATGGGGGCTAGGGACGGGAACATCTGACTCTATCCCGGCACGCCTATCAAATAATGAGCATGTTATTACGGCGGCGGAAGTAACCGCAGCTGGTGGGCATGGCGCGATATTCGCGCTAAGGCACATGATGCACACTGGGCAGATCCGAGACCTGCTGCGCGAGCGGGGCTTCGCCGAAGGGGGAACCCCAGCACTGCCTTATGCGCCACGGCCACTTATCACATCTGGTGGCGCAATGGCCTCACGGGTTGCGCACGAGGTCAGCGTGTCACTAGCGGGCCAATCTCTCGCGCTTGTCCTAGACGATGGCACCCGTTTTAACGCGCACATCGAAGAGGCCGTGGACCGCAGGATCATAGCTTCTTCGGCAATGTGAAAGACAGGTTAGAGAGGCAAAATGACACTTAAAGGATTTATTGCTGCCCACTCGGGGCTGCCCTCATTCATGATAGACGCTGGCCCTTACCGGCTTTACAGGCAGCGCGTACTGATCGATAAGGGAGTGGGGCCTACGATCATTTCTGATCCCGCAGCGCCCGTTGGTAAACCGACCGAGTACCACGTGCAAACGGCGGAAGATAACTGGAGTGAGCTACTTACGCGCCCAGGGATTGGGGCCGCCTACCTCCTTTCTGATGCGCAAGGCCGGGGCCCCGTGCCAGTCAGGATCACTAACGGCGATGACACCGGGTGGGATTGTGGGGCAGCCGTATATCGCCCGGCGAATCGGGCCGCACCAGTAGTTAGATACAGTTTCCCGCCTCGCAGCACGGGAACCCTGCAATTCAGTGCTGGGCCGGAAGCAACGGGACGCGTGAGGGAACTGGTAGCAAGACAGGAGCCGTTCTTTTTGCTGCATGACCATAGCGTGTGCCGGATCCCTAGCTGCGATGTCCCAGCTACTCGCCTTATCGTCCCAACCGGGGACATTACCGAGTCTAGGACGGCGCGAATAGATGCGGCGCACCGAGCCTGGAACATGCAGTACACGCGCCTTCCAGAATCCGCAGCATCTAAACAGATTTTCCTCACCTGGGGAGACTGGGTGCGCGCAGAAGACTCGTGGGAAAACTCTTCTTACGTTGAGCTTGCTGAGACGATTGGGGGCCTATCATGAGGCCGGGCCCATCCCTGAAGGACCTTTTAGGACCGGTCAAGGTGGGGGTGCAAGTACGTGTAACTAGGGGCCGGCAAACTCTTGCGGAAAATCTGCCGGCCTCTAACGCGCGACTAGAGTATGCGTCAGATCGTGTTGTCCCCGGCAGGCTTACCTATGATCTGCCGGCCTCGTGGGCCCCCGCTCACCCCCTGGCCCCAGCCAATAATTATGGGCAGCGCTCCGAGGTAACGATTTCGTTTGAGACTGGAGGTAGGGTCTATGAGACTCCGCTCGGTCAGTTTATCCATGAATCATGGGGGCCAGTTTCAGGGGACACTTTCACGGTTGAAGCCCTAGATTTGATGCAGATCCCCGAGTGTGACCCGATGGTGTGGCCTTCATCCCCACCTGAGGGGGCGACGCTGATCTCTGAGATGCAACGGCTGGCAACTTTGCGCCTGCCAGTGAAATCGGACCTGTACCGGGACCCGATTATTCAGCGTGGCTCACAATGGGGAACGTCTCGGACGGAGGCAATACGAGACCTTGCGGCCTCTCAGGGAGTCGAATACGGGGTCAAAGCGGACGGCTGCCTACATGTGTGGAAGCCTGATAACGCGGGGCTGAAACCCGCAGCCTACTACACCGGCAAAGACCTACTGGTAGAAGCTCCTGCTACCGGTTTTGCCCGCCGCCCCAATAGGTTCCTCGCAGTAGGGAAGAAAGACAAAGAAGAATGGGTCGCATGGGCAGACCGCGCAGGGTTCCCATTCGATAAAGATTACGGGGTTATCACCCAGCGGGAAGAAATCTCTGCCCCCGAAGCCTATAAGGATGTTCAGGCGGCAGCGAATAAGGCAATGCGTGAGTCTATGGGCGCATTGAAAAAGAGATCTCTAGGCATCGTTCCAGACCCTCGCCTTGAAGCTGGAGACGTGATCGGGATATCAACCCCAGCTGGGGAAGAAATTGTTGGGCGCGTAGTTGCTTATTCTCTGCCACTTGGCGGGGAAGAACCCATGCGCGTTGATTTGGAGGAATTTACATGGTGAAGCCGTCTTTATGGTTAGATAAGTCCCCATCTGACGGGGTGCGGGGGCAGCTATCCCGCCCGGATGCTGCCTTATACGGTCGAGTGGAATCAATCGTTGACGGGATTTTGTCGGTCCGGTTTGAAGGGGCAGAGGGATATCCGCCAGTGCGCGTGCGTGGAGATGGGGGAATTGCCGCAGTTGGTGCGCGAGTACCATTGGTGCGTGACTCGTCTGGGCGTGTGGTCCTTGCTGGTGGGGCTAACGACTTCCCAGAGGGCGCGGACCCAGTCCCCACAGGGTATGCAGGGCAGGCCCTGTTAGAAGCTTCAAAACGCGCGGGCGAGGCTAAAAAACAGATCGATGAGTTACAGGTTAGACTCCCGAAAGAACTAGATGAGGCTAAGGGCCGTATCGACGTAGCATTTGAGAACGCTAACCGGGTAGCCTCCCAGTTTGAGGCGGAGAAGGCCCGCGTTGATGGTGAGCTTGCTAAAGCGTTAGGCGCAACAGACGAGGTAAAAAAGTCGGTTGTCGTGGCGACGTCGCAGGCTGATAACGCTAAACG